CTGGGAGCGGCAAATCTCTAATGATTTATTCATTAGTGAGATATTATGTAGACAAAGGACAAAAAATTCTTCTTGTCGTTCCAACGACATCTCTTGTAGAGCAGATGTACAAGGATTTTGAGGACTACGGTTGGGACGCTGAGACATATTGTCATAAGATTTACAGTGGTAGAGAAAAGGACACAAATTGTCCTGTGACAATTACCACCTGGCAATCTATCTATAAGTTAGAGAGATCATGGTTTGAGGAGTATAACGTTGTAGTTGGTGATGAGGCACATCTCTTCAAGAGTAAGTCTCTGATATCGATTATGACTAAACTTCATCACGCTAAGTATAGATTTGGGTTTACAGGAACTTTAGACGGCACACAGACGCATAAATGGGTGTTAGAGGGAGTCTTTGGCCCATCATACAAAGTGACAAGAACTGATGAATTGATGAAACAAGGACACTTGTCTGAGTTAGATATTCAGTGTCTTGTTCTTAAGCATGAACCACAAAAGTTTGAGACATATAATGATGAGATTGAATACCTAATCTCTCATGAACAAAGAAATAAATTTATTACTAATCTAACATTAGATCTTAAAGGAAACACTCTTGTTCTTTTCGCAAGAGTCGAAGCACATGGAGAGATACTCTACAATCAGATAAATAATAACAAGCGTGATAACCGTAAGGTATTTTTTGTACATGGTGGTGTAGACGCTGAAGAACGGGAGGTAGTAAGAGAAATCACAGAAAGAGAAAACAACGCTATTATCGTTGCCTCTTATGGAACTTTTTCTACAGGTATCAATATTAAAAACCTCCATAATGTTATCTTTGCCTCTCCAAGTAAGTCCAGAGTCAGAAATCTTCAGAGTATTGGACGAGTTCTTAGAAAAGGAAAGGACAAAGTAAAAGCAACTCTGTATGATATTGCAGATGATTGTTCTACTAAAACAAGAAAGAATTATACGTTAAACCATCTCATTGAAAGAATTAAGATCTATAATGAAGAAAACTTTAACTATGATATCATAACCATTCATCTAAAGAAAGCATGATAGAAGATGATTTTTATGCAACAATAAAACTTAAGTCTGGTGAAGAAATCTTCTGTAAAGTAGCAGCAGAAGAAGAATCTGATAGAACTATCTTGGTAGTTTCTAATCCTGTCACCATTAAAGAAGTAAAAGGTAGAATAGGAATAATTGGTTATAAGGTAGAACCTTGGCTAAAAACAACTACTGATGATATGTTCTTTATTAACTTAAATGATGTATTAACAATGTCTGAATCAAGTGACATTGAAATGATTCTCATGCATCAAGAATACGTAAGGAAAGCAGATAGTGCTCCTAACTCTGGTTCTAGTAATCATAAACTAGATAAGAAGATGGGATATCTTGCTAATGTAAATGATGCAAGAGAGATACTAGAAAAACTCTATAATAGTCCTTCTAATAAAGATCTAAGTAATTAAGCTATAGCTGTCTCTTCAAACCCAACAAAGGTAGTCTACACAAGGTTTAGAGACTTGTCAAGTATATGTCTTAGTGGTATACTTTATACATAATGATGAGATATAGTTATGATACAACCAGGCATGACTAAGAGAAAAAGATCCGAACATTATGTAAATAATAAGGAGTTCCTTGCTGCTCTGATTGCATATCGTGAAGAAAGAGAAATTGCAGAAGCAAAAGGACTCCCAAGGCCTATTATTCCCAGGTACATTGGAGAGTGCTTCCTGAAGATTGCAACTCACTTATCATTCAAACCAAACTTCGTGAACTACATGTTCAAGGATGATATGGTTTCTGATGGTATTGAAAACTGTGTGCAGTATATTCATAATTTCAATCCTGAGAAGTCTCAGAATCCTTTTGCATATTTCACACAAATCATTCACTACGCTTTCTTGAGACGGATTCAGAGAGAGAAGCGTCAGTTAGAAATCAAGAACAAAATTCTGGAGAAGTCCGGGTACAGTGAGGTGTTTGACGACAACAATACCCTTGACGGATCGAACTACAGTGACTATAATTCCATCAAGGATGCAGTCCACTCTAAACTTCGTTATTGATGAAAGTTGCAATTATCACGGATCAACACTTCGGTGCCCGTAAGAATTCTAAACTCTTTCACAATTATTTTCTCAAGTTTTATAATGATGTCTTCTTTCCTTATCTAGAAGAGCATGGTATCACCACGGTTGTGGATATGGGTGATACCTTTGATAATCGCACTGGTATCAATTTTGGTTCTCTTGCGTGGGCAAAAGACAATTATTATGATCGTCTAGGTGTCATGGGCGTTCATGTTCATACGATTGTCGGTAATCATACCGCATATTACAAAAATACAAATGAAGTGAACGCAGTTGATCTATTACTTCGTGAGTATCATAATGTTTCAGTATACTCTTCTCCCGAAGAGGTAATGCTGGGCAATCTAAAAGTACTTTTTATTCCATGGATTAATGAAGAAAACTCTAAAGATACTTTCGTATCTATTGAAAGTACAGATAGCACATGCGCGATGGGGCACCTTGAATTACGCGGATTTAGAGCTCATCGCGGATGCGTCATGGAGCATGGTTTTGAGAGCGACTTATTTAAGAAGTTCACCAAGGTGTTCTCGGGACACTACCACACTCGATCAGATGATCAGAAAATCTTCTATCTAGGCAACCCCTATGAAATGTTCTGGAATGATGTAGGAGACACCAGAGGATTTACTATCTTCGATACTGAAACTCTAGAACATACTCATGTAAACAATCCATATCGGATGTTCTATAACATCTATTATGAAGACACGGATTATCAAACTTTTGATGCTAGAGAATATGAAAACAAGATCGTAAAAGTTATTGTTCGTAAAAAATCAAACAGTAAGAAGTTTGAGAAGTTTGTTGATAAGTTGTATTCTGCTAATGTCGCTGATCTCAAAACTGTAGAAAATTTTGAAGTTGGCGATCCCGAAGAGTTTGAAGCTTTTGAGTCGGAAGACACACTTTCTATCCTGAATAGATATATCCAAGAAGCAGAAATAAATCTTGACAAGTCTATTCTGCAAGATATTATGAGAACAACATATCAGGAGGCGTGTGAGTTAATTTAATGTTTATTCTAACTGTAGAAGGAAAGGAGGATAAGGGAGCGTATTCCGTAGCAAACGAAACGGGAGATAAAATTCTGTATCTTTTTGAAGAAGAGGATGACGCTACTCGTTTTGCTATGCAGTTAGAGGATGAACATGGATATCCTGAGATGAATATAGTCGAAGTAGAAGACGATATAATGCTTAAGACATGCCACATTCATGAGTGTGAGTATGCTATAATTTCTAAGAACGACATCGTAGTGCCGCCAGAAACTGAGGAGTATGATTTTATTTGAAAAGATTCGTTGGAAGAACTTTCTTTCTACGGGTAATCATTATACTGAAGTCGAGTTAAACAAGAATGGTAACACGATGATCATCGGCACTAATGGTGCTGGTAAATCTACCATTCTTGATGCTCTTACATTCTCTCTTTTTGGTAAGGCATTTCGTAAAATTAATAAACCACAACTGATCAACACGACTAACGAGAAGGATTGTGTTGTAGAAGTTGAGTTTTCTATCAGTAGTATTTCTTGGAAGGTTGTTCGTGGTATCAAACCTGCTATTTTCAAGATCTATCGTAATGGTGAAGAACTGAATCAGGACGCTGCAGCACTGGATCAGCAGAAATGGCTGGAGCAGAATGTCTTGAAGATGAATTATAAGTCATTTACGCAGATTGTTATCCTTGGAAGTAGCACATTTGTGCCCTTCATGCAGCTTTCAGCAGCAAATCGACGTGAAGTTATTGAAGATTTGCTTGATATCAAGATCTTTTCGTCCATGAATATGGTGATTAAGAGCAAAATTAGTGCTATTAAGGATGAAGTTAAGACTTTGACTCTCAAAAAAGAGTCACTGAGTGACAAAGTTGACATGCAAAGTCGCTTTATCGATGAATTAGAGTCTCAAGGTAAGGCAAATATCGCTAAAAAGAAGGAAAAAGTCTCTGAGCAGACAAAACTCATCAATCTTTACAACAAAGAAGTGTCTTTGAACCAAGAAAAGGTGCAAAAACAGCTTGTAGAGCAAGAAAAAGTGACTGGAGCTACTGAAAAACTCCGCAAAATGAGTGGATTGAGGGGTAAAATCACTCAAAAAGCGTCCACGATCATGAAAGATCACAAATTTTTCACTGAAAATACGGTTTGTCCTACCTGTACGCAGTCTATTGAAGAGGATTTTCGGATAAATAAGATTAACGACGCTCAAAATGTAGCGAAAGAGTTGCAATCTGGTTTGCAAGAACTGGATGAGGCAATTAATGAAGAACAGGAGCGAGAGCGTCAATTTCTTGCCCTATCGAAGGAGATCTCTAAACTACAGAATGATATTTCTCAAGACAATGTTCGGATTTCTGGATGTCAGCGACAAATCAGAAGTCTGGAATCGGAAGTTCAAGAGCTTACCGAGCAACTTGCAAACCGAAATACTGAACATGAGAAGCTAGAAACCTTCAAAGACAACTTAAAAACTACATTTGACGATTTAGCGTCAAGAAAGGACACGATCAACTACTACGATTTTTCGTATAGTCTACTTAAAGACGGTGGAGTCAAAACAAAAATCATCAAGAAGTATCTACCGCTGATTAATCAGCAAGTGAACCGTTATCTACAGATGATGGACTTCTATATTAATTTTACTCTTGATGAAGAGTTCAACGAAACCGTCCAGTCCCCGATTCATGAGGACTTTTCCTATTCTTCTTTCAGCGAGGGAGAGAAGATGAGAATCGATTTAGCACTCCTGTTTACCTGGAGAGAGGTAGCAAGGATGAAGAACTCTGTCAACACTAATCTGTTGATTATGGATGAGGTATTCGACAGTTCTCTGGATGGATTTGGCACAGATGAGTTTCTTAAGATTATTAGATTCGTTATCAAGGATGCAAATATCTTTGTTATCTCTCACAAAGAGTCTTTGTTTGATAAATTTGAAAATGTAATTAAATTTGAGAAAGTTAAAGGTTTTTCTCGCATAGATGGTGTATCTCATCCTAGAGAGACATCTACCAATTCTAAAGGTGGTTCTAAAAATTATAATCCTTATATGTGAATATAACTAAAACTTCATTAAGTTAGCATACGCTGACTAAATATTTCCAGAATTGGAGAAAGACGCATGAAGTGAAACTCAATTCTTTATTATTGATGTACACCATAAAAAATCATGCACAATCTTATTTCACACAATCAGTTAGCGGGTTGGAAGCAAAGTATTGAACGTTTGACTCACACCCTAGATCGTACACTTCAGGAATCTGATCTAATAAACGACTACTACGACTGTCTAATTGAATGTGATGAAGATCAGGCGACATGTAAACGAGTTTGTAGGAGCATTCTTTCATAACCACCTGTAGACACTTAGGAAACTGCCACTGAGGGCCCTCACCGAAAGGTGGGGGTTTAGTATTATATGGGTATCAAAGGGATCTCACATGCCAGTCCAACAGGAAATCAAGTCTCAACTCGCCAAACTCCTTGCTACTGAAGATTTGGTGGTTGAGCATCGTAAAGTTGCCACTGCTCAGTTTGATGTCCACAAGCGTGTGCTGACACTTCCGATGTGGGAGAGTGCAAGCAACTCTGTCTACGATCTTCTTGTGGGACATGAAGTCGGACATGCTCTCTTCACTCCTGATGAAGATCCACCGAAAGATATCCCTCATTCATTCATCAATATTGTTGAGGATGCTCGCATTGAGAAGTTGATGAAGCGCAAGTATCCTGGAATGAACAAGACATTCTACAGAGGGTACAGGAATATGAATGATGATGACTTCTTCTCTATCGTTGATGAAGATGTCAGTTTAATGAATCTTGCTGATCGCACCAATCTGTACTTCAAGATTGGCAACTTCGTTGATATTGAGTTCAATGAAGAAGAGATGAATATTGTTCGTATGGTTGCAGATTGTGAGACTTTTGAAGAAGTTGGTGAAGCAGCAAGAGTTCTCTATAACTACTGTAAGAAAGAAGTCAAGAATGAAACTCAAGATATCGATGCCTCACAATCTGAGCAGCAATCGCAAGAGGAGCAAGAGGAGCAGAGTGAAGAGTCCAAACCAGACGGTATGATTGAGGAAACCTCTGAGGAGGGTGGAAATACTGACGATAGTATTGAAGAACCAGAAGTTCAGACTGCTGATGCATTGTCCGAAGCAATCGATCAGTTGGCTCAAAACTCTGATGGTACTGAGAACGTTTACGTTGAGGTTCCGAAAGTAAATCTGGACACGATTATCATCAGTAACGATCAGGTTCATCAATACGTTGATCACATCTTTGATCGTCAAGAGCGTGCTGGACTTGAAATGGATATGCAGATCTTTGAGGAGTGTGATAAAGAATATATTCAGTTTAAGCGTTCAGCACAGAAAGAAGTCAACTATCTGGTGAAAGAGTTTGAATGCAAGAAAGCAGCAGACTCATACGCTCGCGCCACAACTTCTCGCACTGGTGTTCTTGATTGCACTAAACTTCACACCTACAAGTACAATGAAGATCTTTTTCGTAAGGTAACAACTCTTGCAGACGGCAAGAACCACGGACTTGTGTTCATGCTTGATTGGAGTGGTTCTATGCAATACACTCTTCTTGATACTTGTAAGCAAATGTTTAATCTGCTTTGGTTCTGTAAGAAAGTTGGAATTCCTTTTGACGTTTACGCATTCACCAATGAGTGGGGTGATGGAAATCAAGAGGGTTTTTATCATGAACTTGTAGATCATTATGAGAAGAAAGAAAATCTTCTTTGTGTTGCAAATGATTTCAATCTCCTGAACATTCTTACCAGCAAAGTATCTGCCAAAGATCTGGAGCATCAGATGATTAACATCTGGCGTCATGCTGTTGCTTTCTGCAGGATTTATCGCTCTGCATATACTTGGGGTAGGAAGATGACTCTTTCAGGAACTCCTCTGAATGAAGCACTTGTATCTCTTCATCAGATTCTTCCTAAGTTTCAGCGTGAAAACAAACTGCAGAAAGTTCAGTGTGTTGTTCTGACTGATGGTGAGGCATGTGCTCTCAGCCGCCATAAACTGATCAAGCGTTATTGGGAGAACAATGCTGAGTTTTTGGGACATGCACGTCACGAATATTGGAAGACTATTCTTCGTGATCGTAAGACAGGTAATATGTACAGTTTTGAGTCTGGAGGGTTCAATGGTTTCACTGACGTGATGCTGAAGAATCTGAAGGACAACTTTCCCTCCGTGAACTTCATTGGTATTCGTTTGCTTGCACCTCGTGATGCCAATGGTTTTATCAAGTTGTATAATGACGATTACAATGAAACCACGAAACTGCAGACTGAGTGGAGAAAAGAAAAGTCTTTTGTAATTCGCAACTCTGGGTATGATGCATACTTCGGTATGTCATGTACTGCTCTTGCTCAAGAGGTTGAGTTTGAAGTTGATGAAGGTGCCACCAAATCTAAGATTAAGTCAGCATTTGCTAAAAGTTTGAAGACTAAAAAACTAAATAAAAAAGTATTGGGAGAATTCA